ATGTGTAATCCCACCGTGTCTTGCGCGTAGGTCGTGTCGCCAACTTGGATTGCAGCACCATTGCCGGTGTATACCCAGACGGAGCCGCCCTGTGTTCCGCTAGCATTCGATCCACCTTGAAATGAGCAACCGTGGATGGTTACATTGCGAATGCCAGCGGCAACAACGATCTGTTGCGCCGTGGTGATGGTTGAGCAAGGCAGGTTGATGACCGTGTTCGGCGTGGAGATAGTCACGGTGGAAGCCATGGTGAGCGCCGCCGATCTCATGTTGCGGCCCTCACAGATGCCGCCATAAGTCGAGTTGAGTCCGGTCAAGCAAGAGGTGAGCTTGGCTCCGAAGTCAGAGCCGGAGAGCGTGTTTATGTCCGTCGCGCCCGGCAACCCTCCGGGAAGTCCCTGCATACCTGGAATGCCTGTCTGTTGCACCACGAGCGCCGTAGTGGCCGGCGCATAGTTATCCAGGTTGCACGTTCCGGCGCTGCACCACGATTGCCCGGTGCTTGCGGGTTGAAGGCACGGGTAAGTGCCCACAACCTGCTTTTGCGGGGGTTGCGTGGGGTCGATAAGTTGCGTGTAGAGGCAGAGGTTTTGCGGATTGGTTAGGTACGTATCGGGCACAGTCACGCCCGATTGCAGCGCGCCGTTCGTCACCGCCCAGCATACCTGCTTTGTGACGCCCTGCCCGCCGCTGCCATATTGGAAAGGGATCACCACACCGTTGTTATTGGCGGGCACCATGCAGAGCTTTCCTGTGAATGTGGCCCCGGCCAGCGTCTTGGTATTCGCGGCGGTGAGGTTGACGGTTTGACCGCCAGCCCACACCGCCAAAGCAAGGTAAAAAAGAACAATGATCCATGCACGCAATCTCATAGCTCAAGGATGAGCCGAAACGCAATAACACCGCTAAATCGAAAGAATCACGGGCGTCATCTCTGGGTTGCTCACATGGCCAGAGGCATCGGTTGTGAATGTGTAATACCACGCCAGATAGCCGTACTCCAGAGCGGCGGAGGCGTGCGCATTGTTGTAACCCACATCAAGCATTCCGAGATTGCCGAGCGGGGCAACAGATGAACCATAAAAGAGAATCGGGTTCGCTGATCCTGTCTCCGGTGAATTCGCGCCGGAGGTTGCGGCATTCGGCGTCTGCAAATTGAGATTGCTATCGAGATAGAAGTAGATGAAGTACGCCGTGTTGGCTGCCAAAGCGGCCGAAAAGCTGAGTTGCATGGAAACGTTGGGAATGGACACCTGCAAGCCCTGGCGATTGATGCCCGATCCATACGGAGCGATAGAATTGAGCGTACCGCCGCTGGCGGTGACATTGACGCCGCACATCGGCCACACGACGGAGGTTGGCGAAATGGAGCCGGGGTTGATGACTACCGTATCGGAGGCGTACTGCCAGGTGGCCGGTGTGACGCTCTCCACGCTTCCATTGGCCAGGGAGCTTACGGCAACGATCATATAGATGCCCGTGCGCACGGTAGTATCCGTCCATGTTGTGCCGGAGCCATCCCATAGCACCTCGGACGTGTTCCATGCGGCGGAGGCGGGATGCGGCGCATAGCGAATCTCATAGTGATCCGGCGCGGGCGTAACTGCGGTCCACGAGAGAACGGTGCTCCCGCCGGTGGCCAACGCTCCGGTGAATCCCGAGACATTGGCCGGAGCGTTGGTTGACGCCTCCACTGTGATGGATGCGGTTGCCGGGGTTCCTAGCAAGTTACCTTGCCAGTCAAAGCCGGTCACTTTAACGTTGTATGTTGTGCCGATGTAGCCTACGAACGTGCATCCCTGGCCCTGGATATTGCCGATGATGTTCCAAGCGCCGCCTTGGGTCTGTACCTGCACCTGGCCACCCACGGCGGTGTTGCCGTTCATCCATCCCACAGCCACCAGCGCACTCGCGACGGAGCCTGTCAAAAGGCCGTTCTGAAACTGCTCTGTGAGCGACAAGTTGAGGATTGCCGGCGTCGAGTTGGGAACGCCCACAATCTCGCCATAGTTGGGAACCACATCTTCATAGATTTCAGCGTTGTATTCGAGCGCGCCTATGTCAAAGCTGAAATCGCCAGATTTCTTGATACTCGCCACGCGGAAGAGCTTGGCTGGTTGATAGCCTGCGCTCTGTCCATAGGCCCAGGCGCTATCTGTGCAAGGCACAGCTGAGAACGAACCGGAAACAGAAATCTGAGAGACACCTAAGCTGTTGGACGATGCCGGCGTGACAGCAACTCCGGTGACACTCAAGTTGTCAATCACGTTGACGTCGTAGAGAGTGACCACCTGGCCGGAGGCTAGAGGAACTGCCGATGCGGGACCGGTGGCCGATGCCAGCATGAGTGCCGATCCGCTGTAGCCTGTGACGATGTACTCCGTTCCATCTGTGCCCACGAGCTTGACAATGCGACCGGCGGGAAGCGCGGCGGTCATGGTGACATTGAGGCCGTAGATGCTCTGAATGGTTGCGGTGCCACGCTCCACCACGGGATGCTGTATGCTCACCGTCCATCCGGCCGCCGGCGCAAAGGTCAGATCGGTGCGTTCGACGTTGAGCGTGGTTAGCGTGGAGCCGGGTTGTACGCGGCCTCCCACGGCCCATTGCGTCACGTCGGATTGCACCGCAATCACAGAGCCAACCTGGCAGCAGACCGCCTCAAGCGGTGCGGTTAACTGTGCTGTGCGCAGAGTGAGCTTTGTGCTCATCAGTTGGAAATAAGCCCAACGCCATGCTTGATCGCGGCTTGTGCAACCAATCAATTGAGTCCGCGTAATCCGGGGCGCGAGACCGGAGTTCATATCCGCTTCGGTCATTACAGAAACAGGCAGGTCCATGCGATAGGTGCGCGCAGCATCGGAGAAATCACACTCGATCAATGTGCATCGGTCGGTAAGAGATAACCACATCTCCTGAAACGAGTCCTTCTTTGTGTTGCCAATCGTGAATAACTGAACCGGATCGGCGGGCGCATCGATCACAACTGTATATCTCATGCCAATAGGAATCACTGCGGCACGACTCATTATTCCTATTGCCTGTAAAGTTTTCCATGCATTGCTGGATGCATCAAACACGCCTGCAAAAATATGACGGCGTACCTGCGATCCATCCTGATTCGTGACCAGTTCGTCGTTGAAATTGGCCCAGGCTGCAAAGGCCGGCACGTCGATATTGTTGGCGGCAACGCCCATGCCATAGATGGGATTGGTGAGCACGTCATAAGCCACAATGGCCGGGTTATCATGCTCGAAACCAGCCAGCAGAGCGGGTAGCACGGTGTCAACGCCAATATCGTGCTTAATGGTTGCCATCACCTGAATGTTGGAACCGCTCATCTGTGAGGTTGCGAGAGCGCTGATGCCCACTAGAATCATATTGGGATAGGTGAGGTTTGACCAAAAGACCTCATTGATATTCCACAACCACCCGTCTGTCACATCCTCCGCGCTCGTGGAATCGGTGTAGTTGATAGAGTGCCGATCTTGATACCAACCGATCTTTGTAACCCTGGTATCCCACTGGCCTGCGGTGAGGCCATAAATTAATTGCGTGTCGAAGATGGCCGAGACGGTATCAGCCTGTACCGCGCAATACCCCTCGTACCACTGATTCACCAGGACAGGATTCAAGTTCGGATCGACGGGTTGCCAGACGCCTTGAAAGGTTGCAGAGGTCGAACCGGTAGAGCCATCCATATTGATAATTGTGACCGTTTCCGTGGATGACCAGGCATCTCCGGGGTTATGACTGCCACTGTCCGAGGCGTAGACGATGCCCGTCCCAGCAAAACGGTCGGTAGGTACCACCATCCACGTCGGCCAGCTCTCAGTACCATTTTTGTTGATGGTGGCAATCGTCTTAGTCGTCTGCATATTCGGGAACAATGGCGCGGTCCAATTGCTTGTCCCGTGCGGAGCAACCTCGATTTTGTAAATAAAATGCGCGGTTACATAGTTGCCGTCATTGGTGCAGACATAGAGACCACCGGGAAATTTCACGGTGACTTCAAGGCCCTGCACATTGGTTCCTGTGCCGGATATAACAATCGGCCCGTTCGCCACGAGCATCTCGATCTCTTGCGGATAGCCGTTGACGGTGCGGTCAAAGCCGTCGATAGCCGTCTGCGTGTTCGTTCCCAGGCGCGTCTGATAAGAGCAGTTCACATAGTTTGAGATGGGCTGGCCATTGATGAGCAGATTAGAGATGCTGACAGCCTGCCCCCATCCGTAACAGACAAGCACATTGATATATGCCTTTGGACCGGCGAAACTCACATAGCTGGAGATGATGTTGCCGCACCATCCAAAGGTGCCGTAAGCCTTTGGCACCGGAACACCGGGCCGTGCTAATCCCTGTGGTCCTGTAGGGTCATAGGTTGTCGAGTAAGACGGAGATGAGGCAACTGAATGGAAAAGATACGATATTAACATTTCGCCGGCTGCATAAGCGAAAGGGGCTAACACAGGGCAGAAATACATTAATACAGCGTATCCAATCATGTTTAGCGCTTGCGCTACCCAATACCATGCGCCTCCATGACCGCCGGCCGCACGCGGGAAAAGCACAATATCCTGGCCAGCCTTAACCGCAATAGACCAAATATCAGCCACGGAAATCAACTCACCGTTGAGACTGCATTCATAATCTTCAGCGCGCAGTCCGGCACGGAAAACAATTGCTGCCAGGCTTTCATTATCGAGGGGGTCTATCAGTATCTCGCGGCGTTCATCGAGCCGGAAGGGATTCCGGTTTTCAATGATGCGCACCGGCTTGAGAGCGAGAGCAGTCGAAGGTAACGCGAGAGGCGCACTTGGCGCACACTCAACAATCGAGACAATTGACGTATTCAAAGACGGCAGCAGATTGGTTTCCACCTATAGAAGCCCTCAATACGGTTATGCCATGGAAAGGCGTTATACCGCTCTCTGACGACTCCACAACTCGGATGGGAATGAATCATATAATCGGCACCGGTAACCACGCCGAGATGCCAGGGTGGATCATCGGAATAGATAAGAATTCCATCTCCCGGTTGCGGATCGCCAACAGGCTCCCACTGCGTTTTCGCCTCGGGAAGTAAGCGCGCATGGCTGCCCCACGCGGGAACTGGTAACCCAAGACGGCGCTGCATCTCTAGGAAGAGACCGACACAGTCATACGCATCCGGGCCGCGCGCGCCCTCAAAGAAAGGTTTACCGAGCAGATCGAGCCATAAGGTTGCCGGCAACGTCTTCATTCCCACAGCAGTCTCCTAAGTTTGCGCCGCTAACGAAACACCATTGGTGCCAATGCCCGGAAAGGCACCGAATCGGCCCGCATTATCGTGAGCGATACATCCGTTCGCACCGGCATAAGTTCCGTCGCAGTTGGTGAGCGATCCGGAATATCGGCACTGTGAGCCTTTATAGTTTGAAACCCACATACAGAAAGTTGCACGATAAAGATACTTGGGAAAGAGCTGCCGAATCGGCGATGGACCCGATAAGGTCAGAGTGACAATTTCTGCCGTGCAGATCGTCTTCATCACTGTTGTGGTGATAGCTAAATCAGGTTCCCCGGCAGGATGGGCCGTATTATAGACGTAGATATTTGCAGTGGCACCTACAGCCCCCGCATATTGCTCGATCATCCCTTGCATGAGACGCATCGTGTTCGAGGCGCGCAGGTCTATGCTAGGCAGTTTTGTACCATCCGAGGCGTCCATCGTCAGATCGAAGTTGAAGGGTTGATAGGTCTGCAAGCCGTTGCCGTCACCGGCATCGAAACTGATCGGGTCAACATTGCGCGCGAAACGCAAATGCTGCTTGTTCCAAATAATATCGAGCAGTAGAATCCATGCGTCGCCCGAGGCCAGCTTGGATTTATCGCGCTGGGCAGCAAGAGAGAGGATTGCCATTGGAGATGCGCCGGCTGCCATCAGACCTCCGTCAATTCAAAGTTAACGCCATACCGCTTGACGCCGTTTCCCCAGCCGATGTCAGAGGCTTCCGGGAGCTTGGAGAAGCGGACAAGGCATCCAAGCGGCTGTGTGCCCACCATGCGGCCAAAGGGCGTGAGCGGTGTGAGCAGAGCACAGGCAACCTCATCCCACACAACCGACGCGGAGCCATCGAGCGTAATTGCCGCGCCGGTAGAGTTGGTGAGCGTGGTGAGCAACGCAACACGGAATGTGCTGGCATTGGCGGGCACGGTGAACTGGTAACCATAGGTCTCCCAGCCACCGCCGATGGTGGCCGATGTACCCGCCAAAGTCGAGAGCGCGTTACCATTCGCATCGAAAAAAGATACGCTCACTTGCGCGCCCAACACCCCGGCCGCCAGCGTGCCCTGGATCGCGTCCACGGCGGCTGTAAAGACGTAGACCTCGCCGGGAGTACAAGACACTGCCTGATCGCAATTGAGCTGCCCTGTGGCCGTTATGTGCGCCGCAACTGTCTGTGTGGCAACGGTGGCAAACTGGATTGCCTGGGTGCCATCCTCAACCGTTGAGGTCGAGATGCCGATGGACTCCTGGGCCGGTGCGCTTACATTCCAGCCAAAGACAAGCTCCGCCGCCGTGAGGGCCGGAATTTCAAAAGACCAATTGGGGAGCAGGTTGGGATAAAGGAAGCTGTTGCCGCCGCGCGCCGTGGTGACCATGAAGAACTCATCCAGGGCGCGGATGTCCTCTTGTATGAGATTGCGCGTATTGATTTTCCACGTGCGCCGCGCGCGGGTGGAGCGCGGGCGTGTGGCGACGTACCCGCTCTCCGCCTGATCCTTGATCGTGTCATCCTCGGTAGTCTTCGAGGAATCCATGGACGGTTGGCGCGAAAGGCTTGGAAAGATGATCGGATAGGCGCTCACAGTTTCAGCGTGTGCCGATTTCCCTGAACCGCGCGAATTTCTGAATTTATTTTCAAAAAACGCTTGACAAGTGATACGTGATACGTTACAGTTAATACATGCTTAAGAGCTTCAAACACGCGGGGATTGAGAAGTTCTTCAAGACGGGCAGCAAGGCTGGAATTCAACCCGCGCACGCCACCAAACTCCGCCTGCAATTGACGATTCTGGACACTGCGAAGGCCGCAACCGATATGAACTTTCCGGGCTGGCAGTTCCACGCGCTCAAAGGGAAGTTAGCCGGGCATTATTCCGTGAGCGTCAACGGCAACTGGAGAATGACATTCGCATTTGAGGGAACGGATGCAATTTTGATCGATTATCAGGACTACCACTGAGGGGGTGAAATATGCCGAGTGAGATGTTCAATCCGCCCCATCCGGGGCTTGTGCTCCGCGAACGAATCGGGGAGATGAATGTGACGCACCTGGCGAAGCATTTGGGAGTTGCGCGCGTCACGCTTTCAAAGATTTTGAATTGCAAGGCGGGAATCAGCGCCGAGATGTCCCTGCGGCTGTCGGAGGCGTTCGGGATGAGTCCGAGCGTTTGGTTTGACATGCAGACAAACTATGAGATGTGGCAAGCGAAGCATAAGGCGCGGACACGTATCAAACGGTACGACATAGCGGCTTAGGCGGCAAGCGCGGGAAGATGAAGCCATGCAACTCAAAGCAACGGTGGATGTGTCAGGGGCGGTGGCCGGGTTGGACGATCTGCAAAAGAGGCAGATACCGTTTGCCATGGCCAAGACATTGACGGGATGCGCGAAAGCCGCTCAGACCGTGGTGCAAGAGAACCTGGGCGGCAAGTTCACGCTGCGCAATACGTTTACACAGCAAGGCATCCGCATCAAGCCGGCGGAAAAGAATGGCGCGGTGATCGAGGCGGATGTTCACACCGACACAGCCAACCGGAGCACGGGCGCGCCGGATTATCTGTTACCGCAAGAGGACGGCGGAGAGAAAGTTCCGCACGGCGGCCGTGAGTACCTTGCTGTGCCTACCCGCTACTTGCGCCAGATGTGCCCAGGCGTCATTCCCCAGGAGTTGAGGCCCCGCAATCTATTGGGCGCAGTCGGAGGCCGCTACACGGCCATCACGCGCAAGAAAGGCCAGATCGCAATCCGGAACCAAAAGCAGGTACGTGGGTTCGTGTTCTTTCTCCAGGACATCGCAGACGGGCATAAGGCCATCATGGGGCGGTACTGGACGGATCGGGACGCATACCCGTTCTATCTGCTCATCCCGGAGGCGCACATCAGGCCAAGGCTTGAAATGCAACAGGACGTAGAGC